GTATAAATAATAGTACAATCTTTTTATAGGGAGTCTACAGATATGCAAATCCGAAACGGAATGAGTGCAAAAGATGAACTATCTTCTCTTCACTCTTAATTCCCCATTTATATTTTAAAAAAGTTTAACCGTTTAACGATCTGCGGTTGCTAATATTTTATGGTATTCCTATACCCAAAAAAAGATTGAAGGTCATATTAAATAAGGTAATATGAAAAAACTGTTCACTTCAGTTGTTTTAATTTTGCTATTCGCACTTCCTTTTCCTTTAGGAAGTACTCAAAAAAGTTTACACGCTGTTAAAGTTGTAGATAATGTTATTATAAATGAAACAAACATATGGTCATATAAATCATATGAATCTGTGATGGAGAATAGAAAAAAACAACTAACGTGTCTTGCAAAGAACATATATTTTGAAGCTAGAAATGAACCATTTGCAGGACAATTTGCAGTCGCATTAGTCACTCTAAACAGAGTTAATGATGCTGCATTTCCAGATACAATTTGTAAAGTTGTATATCAAGGAATACATACGGCTGATGGATTTCCAAAACGTGATAGATGCCAATTCAGTTGGTACTGTGATGGAAACTCAGATGAAGTACGAAACTTAAAGTCTTATGATAAAACTCAAAAGATAGCAAATCTTGCAATGCTTCAATATAGTAAAATGAAATCAGAAGGATTAGATTTTACAGAAGGCGCAAGGTACTATCATACATATGAGATTTCGCCCAGATGGTCAACATCATTTCCAAAAGTAGGAAGAATTGGGGATCATATATTTTATAGATAAATACTAATAAAGGACATGAAACTATAATATGCCAACATATCAATATAGATGTAAGAACTGTGACTTTGAATTTGAGGATACTTTTAAGATGGATGATAGAAACATTCCTGTAGAGGATCCTAAAAGATATGGAACTTGTTCTGATGAAAAAAATGACAATTGTGACATACAGTTAGTGCCACAATTACTTAATTTGCAGTATACTATGAGAGATAGTGCAGCTAGACATACCGATGATGGTTTTAAAGACCGCATGAAAGAAATTCATAGAACTAATCCTGGCAGTCAGCTAGGAGATTGGACATAATTATGAAAACACAACTAATAAGTCATGATCAGTTAGTTGAGATGAAGGGTGTTACTAAAAACCAACTTGAGGTTTTTAAGCAATATGCAGAAGGAAAGAATCTTTTTCTGTATGGGCCTGCGGGCACAGGAAAGACTTTCGTTATTCTGTACAATGCAATCAAGGAAGTTCTTGACCCGAAAACGAATTATAACTGTATCTACATAGTAAGGTCTTTAATGCCTACTAGAAGTCTTGCATTTATGCCGGGCGATGAACAAGATAAAAGTTCTTTATACCAAGTTCCGTATGATAATATGTTACGGCTCATGTTTAAACTTTCCTCAGAGGAACAGTTTGAAATAATGTATGAAGAATTAAAGAAACAAGGAAATGTAGCATTTCTATCCACATCCTTTTTACGAGGGATTACATTAGATAATGCTATTATTCTTGTAGATGAATGTCAAAATCTAAACTTCCATGAGTTGGACACCATTATGACCAGAGTTGGTCAGGAGTCCAAGATAATGTTCTCAGGAGATTTTGACCAGACAGACCTAAGAGAAGATGATGAAAAGGCTGGATTAGGTCAGTTTATAAAGATTATCAACGAAATGAAAGAATTCTATTCATGTGAGTTTGATATTGGGGATATAGTCAGAAGCGGTTTAGTCCGTTCCTATATCATCCAAAAATATAATACTGGATTAGGAGATAGAAAATAATGTTACCCTTATTATTATTCAATGTTATTTCTAGCCTTGTCGTGGATAAGGCAACAGATTTAGCAACAGAGCACGTTGAAAGTATGATAGATGATTTACTTCCAGAAGGTGCGAAAAAAGAATTAGATAAAGCTATAAAGTCTGACCCCACACACCAATTCACAAATGCTAAAGATGCATTGATGGGTGCGGTTGAAGGTAAATTACCCATAATGAAAGCTGATGGTACACTTAAACCAATTGAAGTAAACTTTACTGTATCATACGATCCCACAACTGGATCTGTTGATATTCAGAAAGGGACATGATATGGCAGAGACATTGAGAATATCAAAGAACTTTGCACTATCTGAAATGGTAAAGAGTGCTACAGCAGAACGATTAGGTGTAGATAATTCACCTAATTCAATTCATCTTGTGAACCTGACACATCTTGCAATACATATCCTGCAACCAGTTAGGGATCAGTTTGGAGTAATTACAATTAACTCTGGATATAGAAGTCCTGCACTAAATGCAAAAGTGGGGGGCTCCAAAACAAGTCAGCATTGTAATGGTCAAGCGGCTGATTTTGAATCTTTTTCGACACCGAATCCTGACCTTGCGTTATGGATTACTAAGAATTTAGATTTTGACCAAATCATCTTAGAGTTCTACGATGGAGTTGACCCGAATAGTGGATGGGTTCATTGTAGTTACAATTTGATGGGCAATCGTAAGAAAATCCTTACTGCACTTAAAACTAAAAATGGTGTAGTTTATAAAAATGGCTTCGTAAGTAAATAATGAAATTGAAAAAGTATGACAGGAAACTCATATCCGAGTTACCTGAATTGGTGAGAACAAATGTTGGTGGTAAGAGACATTACCAAACTCCGAATGGCTCATATCCTTCTATAACAACCGTATTATCTATACGAGGTAAAGAAGGAATATATGCATGGAGAAAACGTGTAGGTAATGAGGAAGCTAATAGAATTACGAAAAGAGCAACCACTAGAGGTACGCAATTTCATAGTCTATTAGAACAATATTTCTTAGATGAGATAGATGATCTCGACACCTTTAGTGGTGCTGCCCTTGCTAAAAACCCTGCTGTATGGTATTTGTTTTTAGAAGCAGTACAAATATTAGAAACAAAAATAAATAATATCTATTGTATTGAGGACTATCTGTACTCAGATGAATACAAGGTAGCTGGTGCAGTAGATATGATTGCAGAATATGATGGAGTAGTATCCGTTATAGATTTTAAGACTTCCAATTCTGAGAAGAAAGAAGAATGGATTGAGAATTATTTTATTCAAGGTACGGCCTATGCTAAGATGTTCACAGAACGTACTGGAATCCCCTGTAGTCAACTGGTGATATTTATTGTACCCGATAGTGGTATTCCCCAAATATTCACAAAATCAGTTGATGACTACACCCCACAACTAATAACCGCAATCGAAGACTTTAACGAATATCAAAAAAAGACTTGACTTTTGAGATATTTTACTGTATAATGTAACAATGGATAATGAGAAATATAACTTTATGAATAAAATGGAATTTGATATAATCACCCCTACGAAATTTAGTTTACTTATTGAGCAAATGGTAATTGATAAGAAGATAACATATATCGATGCTTGTCTTGAATACTGTAAAGAAAAAGAGATAGAACCAAATTCTCTAGGGAGATTAGTTAATAAAGCATTGAAACAGAAAATACAAATGGAAGCAGAAGCTCTCCATTTTTTACCTAAAACAAATTCACTACCAGTATGATTTGGAAGCCTTTGATGCATACAAAATGTATTTGGCGATTAGATTACATTTTCAATCTCCAAACTATGATTTTGTAAAATATAATGGTGAAATAAGATGCTCTCAAGATTCCTTTATGAAAAGGAATGACAGGTACTTCTTTCATAAATTATCTAAACGATATAGTAAGTCAGAACTTCAAGAGTTCCTAGTAGCAAATTTTGCAGTAGAAGATAGTGTCAATCCAAAATGGTTGACAGGAGATGTGGCTGAAAATAATCATAAAGAATGGGTGAAGATACAACAATCAATATCAAGAGTATTTGACCAAGATTTGAAAACGTGTATAGATTATCATAAACCTTTTGGTGGACTGTTTAAGTGTGAAACTAAAACACATCCACCGATTGTAAAGTTGTTACTACAGAAGAAAATCTCTATAGTATCAGCTATTATCCTAGACTCCTACCTTAACTGGACGGAGTTTACTAACCATGAAGTGGATGAAGATTGGGTTTGGCCAAAACTTCAGAGTTCCCTTCATAATTGTCAACCTTTCATTAAATTCGATAAGGAAAAATGCAAGGAAATACTAAAAAACAGGGTCGAAAACGCAATCCAGATGACTTGATTCGTGAAAACGATTTCCTGAAATATAAAATGAGAGATCAGCAGAAGTATATTCGTAAGTTGGAATATGATAATGCACTCTTGCAACGTAAACAACAAAATAATTATGCAAGAAGAAACAAATTCAGACATTCAACGAGTAGCTAAACTTTCTTGGAAAGGAAATATAAAACCTGAGCTTATATATTGTACCAAGTGCAATTATAAGTTATTAATTCGTGGTGTAGGTAGTTATGCTACGGATTCCTTGACCTATATGTTATGGGTCATTTTTTGTCATAGATTACATCATTTCGTAAATGGTGAAGGATTTCGTGACTAAATAGTAGTAATACTATAATACGCTAATATAAACAAATAATACTATAATATAGGAGAATAATATGTCATTAGCCGCGCTTAAAAAGCAATCCGATTTCTCATCACTCATTGATGAGTACAACAAACAAACAACCCCTCAAGAAACCAAATCATTTGCCGATGATCGAATCTGGAAACCAGAACTTGATAAGTCAGGTAATGGTTATGCCGTAATTCGGTTTCTTCCTGCTCCAGACGGAGAAGATGTGCCTTGGCAGAGAATGTTCACTCATTCTTTTCAAGGGCCAGGTGGATGGTACATTGAGAATTCTTTGACCACCATTGGTAAGAACGATCCAGTAGGAGAAGTAAATCGTAGACTTTGGAATACTGGTTCTGAAGCAGACAAGGAAACTGCCCGTAGACAGAAACGTAAGTTGTCATACTTCACCAACATTTATGTTGTTGCAGACCCCAAACATCCAGAACATGAAGGAAAAGTTTTCCTTTATAAGTTTGGTAAGAAGATCTTTGATAAGGTCATGGAGGCAATGCAACCTCAGTTTGATGATGAGCAAGCAATAAATCCTTTTGACTTGTGGAAGGGTGCGAACTTCAAATTGAAGATTCGTAAGGTAGATGGTTTCTGGAACTATGATAAGTCTGAATTTGAGGCTGTATCACCATTACTAGATACCGATGATGCTTTGGAAAAAGTTTATGGTTCAGAATATCCATTGAAACCTTTTCATGAAGATTCTAATTTCAAGTCTTATTCGGAGTTGAAAGAGAAGATGGAACGTACATTAGGTGAG